TCAACAACGTGAGAAGCTTAAGGCACAAAAGGCAGCAAAGGCTGCTAAACAAGCAAAGGCACCAAAGCTCCCACCTGGTAAGAAAGGTGGTCCTATTGTTAAGTCTAAAGGGTCTGCTATCACCAAAGGTAAAGGTGGTGCTATCGTTAAGTCTAAAGGTGGTGCACTGGCTAAACTTAAGAAACCTACTGGAAAAGGTAGCGTGCTAACCGCTATCACTGCAGGTGCAGCTATTGGTGACGCTTATCGCCGAACTAATCGTGCTAAGTCTGTGTCAGGTCGTGGTGCAGGTCGAGCAACCTTTAACGAAAAGAAAAAGCGGATGGCAAACATCCCTCCTAAGGAAGGTACCGGTAAAGGCTCTCCAACGGACAAGAAACCTACTTCAGGTACAAAGACACCAAAGAGTACCTCTAAGCCTGCTACAGGCGCTTCTAGACGTCCCTCAGCGTCTTCTAAGCCTGCAGCTTCTAAGCGTAGTAACACTGACGTACCTTCTAACGCTAAGAGCAACCCTTACAGGATGCCTCAAGGTAAAGAACGTAAGGATAAGTCTTACAAGGCAGTACAAGAGCTTAAGGCAATGCGTCAACGCAGTAAAGAGCGTCAAAATGCACAGATGCCTAAGAAACCTGCTGCTAAGAAAAAGCTTTCTAAGAACGCACAAAACCTTCGCCGCCGTCGCGGTATGTAATTTATGAATACTCTGGAATTACTCCAGGACGATTTCAAGCTGTTCCTACAAGCACTGTGGGCGCAGCTTGATCTGCCCTCACCTACTCGCGCTCAATATGCTATCGCAGACTATCTTCAACATGGACCTAAACGTCTTCAGATTCAGGCTTTTCGTGGAGTTGGTAAGTCATGGATCACAGGAGCGTTCGTGCTCTGGACTCTCTTTAAAGATCCGGAGCGAAAGATTATGATCATCTCCGCTTCGAAAGAACGCGCAGATAACATGTCCATCTTCTTACAAAAACTAATCATTGAAACACCATGGCTTTCTCATTTACGACCCAGTGGAGACGATGCAAGATGGTCCAGGGTAAGCTTCGATGTGAAATGCTCTCCTCACCAAGCCCCAAGCGTAAAGTCGGTGGGCATCACTGGACAGCTCACCGGAAGTCGCGCCGATTTAATGATTCTCGACGACATTGAAGTTCCTGGTAACTCAATGACTGAACTGATGCGCGAGAAGCTATTGCAACTCGTGACTGAATCGGAGTCTATCTTGACTCCTAAACAAGATAGTAGAATTATGTTCTTAGGTACTCCTCAGACTACATTCACTATCTACCGTAAGCTCGCTGAACGAGCCTACAGACCCTTTGTGTGGACCGCTAGATACCCTAGAGACATCGCTAACTACGAAGGTCTCCTAGCTCCTCAGCTACAAGATGACATCGACAATGGTGCTGAACCTTGGGATGTCACAGACCCAGATCGCTTTGATTCTGATGATCTATTAGAACGTGAAGCTGCTATGGGTCGCAGCAACTTTATGCTGCAGTTCATGTTAGACACGAGTTTATCTGATGCTGAAAAATTCCCACTTAAATGCTCAGACCTTATTGTCACTAGTGTTAATCCCAGCACTGCTCCCGACAATATCATCTGGTGCTCAGACCCATCTAATGTCATCAAAGATGCTCCAACTGTCGGATTACCTGGAGATTATTTCTACACTCCAATGCAGTTACAAGGAGACTGGAACCCTTACCAGGAAACAATCTGCTCGATTGACCCATCGGGTCGTGGCACGGATGAGACGGCAGCAGCTTTTATCTCCCAACGAAACGGTCTCCTGTACTTGCACGAAATGCGTGCTTACAGAGACGGATACTCAGACAACACGCTCCTGGATATTCTAAAAGGTTGTAAGAAATTTGGTGTCACTAAATTACTTATTGAAACTAACTTTGGCGATGGTCTAGTCGCTGAACTATTCCGTAAACACCTCGTTCAAACTAAACAAAATATAGACATCGAAGAGGTACGTGCTAATGTCAGAAAAGAAGACAGGATTATCGACGCCCTTGAACCTGTTCTTAACCAGCATCGTCTTGTGGTCGATCGTTCTGTTATCGACTGGGACTACAAGTCCAACCCTAACGCTCCAC